TATTGAGTTGATACAGTATCGTCACTGTGACAATGAGAAAGACCTGATCGAAAAGTTTCTGGTCTTCTGGCAGAATAACACGCCTGACATCATCACTGGTTGGAACATTCGCTTGTTCGATATACCGTACATGATCAATCGTACACTCAAAGTATGTGGCGAAGAGACTACCAAACTATACTCTCCTTGGAAGATATACAAGCACCGTCAGATCGGCATCAAGGGTAAGTCGATGGATGCATATGAACTTTACGGCATTGCCCAAGTTGACTACTATGATCTGTTTCAGAAGTTTGGCTACACGTATGGTAATCAAGAGAGTTATGCACTCAACCATATTGCTCATACAGTTCTCGGTGAGAAGAAGATATCTTATGAAGAGTTCGGTACTCTACACAATCTATACAAAGAGAATCACCAGAAGTTCATCGACTATAACATACGAGACGTTGATCTAGTTGACCGCATTGACAAAGAGACTGGTCTTATGGACTTGGCTCTCGTAATCGCATACAAAGGTGGTGTGAATTACCCAGATGTGTTCGGTACTACGGGCATATGGGATTCTATCATCTATCGCTACTTGTCTGAACGTAAGATTGCTGTACCACCAAACAAAGATAAGCACAAGAATCCATATCCTGGTGGCTATGTGAAAGACCCACGTGTTGGCATGAGTGAATGGATTACCTCGTTTGACTTGAACAGTCTGTACCCTAACCTAATTGTACAGTACAACATGTCGCCCGAGACGTTGATACGCACCCCGGCTGATATGTATCCCATGGGTGTTGATACTTATCTCGCAGATGATACTCCTGTATCCGATGCACAGTTGAATCACGGTGTCGCTATCGCCGCAAATGGATCTACATATCGTAAAGACAAACGTGGTTTCATGCCTGAGATCATTATTGATTTGTACAATGAACGCCGTGAGACTAAGAACAAGATGCTTGAGTTACAGCAAGAATCTCAGTCTGATGGCTCCCACGACTTGAAGCGAGAGATAAATAGACTAAACAACACACAGCAAGCGGTCAAGATTTTGCTCAACTCGCTTTATGGCGCACTCGGCAATCAATACTTCCGTTACTTCGAAATGTCCATTGCTGAAGGCATTACATTATCTGGTCAACTATCTGTTCGATGGGCTGAGAAAGCCATGAACAAATACATGAACAAACTACTCAAGACCGATGAAGAAGATTATGTAATTGCTATCGATACTGACTCTCTTTATGTTGACATGGCACCACTGGTCAAGATGGTAAACCCTTCTGATCCAGTGAAGTTTATTGACAAAGCCTGCCAAGAAAAGTTTGAGCCAGTTCTAGAGCGTTCTTATGCTGTGTTGTTTGACCGAATGAATGCATACGAAAATCGTATGGAGATGGCACGTGAAGCTATTGCTGATCGTGGTGTTTGGACTGCTAAGAAGCGGTACATTCTGAACGTACATAATAATGAAGGTGTGCAGTACGCAGTGCCTAAACTAAAGATCATGGGCATTGAGGCAGTCAAGTCATCGACACCTCAAGTAGTGCGTGATAAGTTCAAGCAAGCGTACCAGATTATTTTGAGTGGTAGTGAGAGTGAGTTACAGAAGTTCGTGTCTGACTTCTATGAAGAGTTTACTAGCCTACCTGCCGAAAGCGTCTCGTTTCCACGTGGCGTATCCGATCTAACAAAGTGGAAAGATACGACCACTATGTACAAGAAAGGCACACCTATACATGTGCGTGGTGCGATTATGTTCAACCACAAAATGAAAGAGACTGGACTTGATAGAGTAATGGAGGGTATCAAAGATGGTAGCAAAGTAAAGTTCTGCTATCTCAAAACTCCTAATCCACTGAGAGAGAACGTCATCTCGTTTCCTCAGTTCTTGCCTAAAGAGTTCGATCTAGACACATACATAGATTATCAAACTCAGTTCGATAAGACATTCAAAGAGCCACTAAAGCTGGTCAGTGATGCTATCAACTGGAACTTAGAAGAGACTAACACATTGGAGGATTTTTTCTCATGAGCGATGATATATTTGATTTCGGCTTTACAGCCGTAGACGAAGACGAATTACAGGCAGTCAAGGCTGTCGAAGAAAAGGTAGCCGCCGCATCAAGCACGGCAGAAGCAACGCAAGAAACATTAGACAAGTTGTACAATGCTATTGCACCGTTGCTGGCTAATCTGAAAAAGAACCCAGAGAAAGAGTACATTCTCTGGCCAAACAGAACAGCGAAGATCGAAGAATTCGAAGCCAAGCTGTTCGAAATCTATAATAGTTGACTTGACAAGCAAGCCCTTTCCTGTTACTATGAATAAATTGAATACACAATATAGGAGATATTATGTCGCTAATTGAAAAACTAATGAAGAACAGTTCTATCAAGCAGACTGCGCCAATTATGGACTCTAAAGTCTATGGCAAAAAAGAGATGGCTACTACACCAGTACCTATGGTAAACGTAGCACTATCTGGTCGCATTGATGGTGGCCTTGTTCCTGGGCTTCTGATGCTTGCTGGACCATCGAAACACTTCAAGTCAGCTTTTGCGCTGATGATGGCTGCCGCATATCAGAAAAAGTACGATGATGCTGTCGTACTGTTTTATGACTCGGAGTTTGGTACTCCACAGTCATACTTTGAGAGTTTTGGTATTGATCTTGACAGAGTGTTGCATACGCCTATTACTGACGTAGAGCAACTCAAGTTTGATATTACAACTCAATTGAACCAAATTGACAAGGATGAGAAAGTCGTTATCATTATCGACTCTATCGGTAACCTTGCTTCGAAGAAAGAAGTAGATGATGCACTGGATGGTAAGTCAGTGGCAGATATGTCACGTGCAAAGCAATTGAAGTCTTTGTTCCGTATCGTCACGCCACACTTGAACCTAAAAGACATCCCGTTAGTATGTGTCAACCACACGTACAAAGAGATCGGTATGTTCCCTAAAGACATCGTGTCTGGCGGTACTGGTTCTTACTACAGTTCAGATGCTATCTGGATCATTGGTCGCCAACAAGAGAAA